GACTTTTCACAATTATGGTGTTCAAAACCTTTGATTTGGGATTACGGTGCGTGCACGCGGTTGCCCCCGAACGAGTCCGGAAACTAGCCAAATTAACAGTCCACACTGATTAATTTTTCATACACGACACTGTCCATATCTATCTTTGCATCATTCAAAATCACGTCGCGGAAAGCTTCAGAAACGTCAAGACCAAGAAGGCCATAACGCTCCAAACAAAAACAAGTAAAGTCAAAATCGTCAAGTGCCTGAGGCACGACTATCTTGCGCTTTATGTTTTTTAAAGTCACTCCCGCGGCCCTGGCGTTCCAAGAAAGACCCAATAAGGAATCGGGATCCTTGGCGACGCCAGCCTTAACAAACTCGTGATTAAATCTGAGCAAAAACATGTCCCTAATCAAAGGTAGATATCTAAACTCATAGGCGTAACCAACTGATTTGTAAGCCATGTACTGGGCATCTGTCACTGCCTCATTGTTATTAGCTCTCATGTTGAATCTACCCAAGGCCTTGCCCAAAAGGGGCACAGTGAAGTGGAAGCCAAGGCGACTCGGTACGAAAGATTTCGACAAAAAGGAAGCTTTGAAAAGTTGCTGATGCCTGAAAGTCTTCGCTTCCATATTAGCCTCAGCGGCGATGGAGGTGTAAACCTTCGTGGCGTAAGCAACTTTACCCCTGAACTTGCTTATCATATCATCGCCCATGATTACTGTGACTGAATCAATAGGTTTGACCTGCAAAACATAAGCCTTAAGAATGCAAGCGTTGAGTATGCAATTTCGGAAAGTTGTCATAGCAAACCCGGTGGGCATGCTATTCTTGGCTCTAAATGAAACGCCATGTTGACTAGACTTGACCCTGTAATCGTTAGATAACATATCAAGACGGACTAGCCACTCAGGCGCGCCTAGAGCTCTCTGAAAAGAACCTACTACAATGCTGACGTCTTTGGTTTGTGTTTTGTCATTGGCTGAGAAATCAGCCTCCAGCCAATAATCATCCTCATGTTCACGTTCCAACTGCGGTACATAGTCGGTAGCGATCTTACGGTAAGATGTTCGTATCTTACAAATACCTGTTGTGCGGTTACAAGCCTCATCAAACCTCTTCATGAGCTGGTTGATGATAGGCCCGGCTAGAGCATTATGCAAATCCGAAGATTTGTATATAACCCTAGGCGCCCAATTAGGTTTATTGTGAACCATAAGAGCCTCAACCTTAGTGAAGAGGTCTTTATTGCGATAATCATCGACTGTGGAAAAATCTAGCTTTTC